TGCAGTGTTCGTAAGTTGACATTCAAGAGGTCGCTGGTGATGGGGATTATTTTGATGTTGGGGTCTTCAACGTCACCGCCCGGGTCGCCGCCACCGCCAGCATCGTCATCACCGCCGATCAGCGCTGGTATAAACTCTTGTGCAGCGAATTTCAATTCACTGCCAAGCGAAGATTCTTCTGCTTCAAATATCTGCAGGTTAACCGGTGACGGCAAGCCAAAACGGCTGACGCGCAGGCGGTTGGTCAGACGGATGTAGTCGCCAAGCCACAGGTGACCATCTTTGGCGTCTACCTTGAAAGTTATTTGCCGGGGTGCGTTGCCGTAGCGACTCAGTATGCGGCGGCCCAAGTCTTCCGCCGCCGATGCGTTGGTGGCGTCAATCCAGCGGCTAAAGATGGTTTTCACGCGCCGTAGGTTGTGCTTGTTCGCGCCTTCCGCTGATGGGTCTGAGGTAATGGCGATGGTGGAGTAGTTGCTGCCCTGGTCAATCTTTTCGGTGGGGTTCAGCTGGCCGTAATACACCCATACTTGGGTGATAAGCTCATCGGCCAGGTCTTTCCAGCTTATTGAATCGGCTATCAAGTGGCGGTTATCGTCAAGCTCTGTTACTTCTTCTTCCTGGGCCAGTCGTACTGATTTCAGCACCACTTTCCCCAGCCGCTCATCCCACCAGATCGTGAAATACATCTGCTGGCACATTTCGCTGATGAGCTTTGCCACGCCTTGCGGCTCGGTAATGATGGATGAGTAAAGGCGCGGCAGAAAGTCTAGCGCTTCTGCGTTCCATTGATTGATGTCGAGATAGTCCGCCGGAACGCCTGCGTAGTTTCTCAGAAGGTCATAAAGGATTTCTTGTGGCTTTTGTGACGCGTAATGGAGACAGAGCTGAGCCATGTCTCCCTCGCCATGGCTGCCCGGTCCCGTGCCGTACTGCCCGCGTTGGATGGTGAGAGTATCTCCAGACCGCATAAAGCTGACCACTTCTTTGCCGATTCGGATGTAACCGCTGGCAGGGTATTCGGATTCGCCCACGCCCGAGGGCGAAAGCTGGGCCTGCGTGTCTGTTTCGGTTATGGCTGTTGCGAGTTTGCCGCCACTGGCTACTGGGGCTTGCGCTTTTTCGTCTTCAGCAAGGGTTAGCACATCCTTGCCTTTCATCGTTACGCGGCCACTGGCGTCGGGGCCTTCGAAGCCGGTAACGACAAAATCACGGCTGATCTCGTCAACAATGGCGCCGTTAACCAGATAGCCCGTGCGCAGGCGGATAGGGCGCTGCATGTAGTAAGGGTTTCGGGCTCGCCATTTTGTCCAGAATGTACCGCGATCAATAGGGCTGTAATTGCGAAACAGGCGGTAAGGGTCAACCACCTTATCGTTGTGGGGATGGTCTTGAAATGTGGCTGATATGCTCGCCCGCTGGCCTAATGCGCCGGCGTTAGAGTTGGCGCCGCCCGGATTGAGCTTGGCCGGGGTTACTTTCACACCGGTTAGCGAGGGTATGTAATAGCTATCGGTAGGCCCTGGGCTGCGCTTATCAATAAATCGGAGTATCTGCACGCCCTTGTCGTAGTTGGCCGGTGATTGGCAAGTGGAGCGAGTGTTAAAACACTGGGTCTGGCCTTCCTGGAGTGCGGCTGTGCAGGGCGCAACGCCGTAAGTAAGATTGCAGAAATCTTGATCGAACTCCAGGACTTGAACCGGCTCGCGGCCAAAGCGTCTATTTTCAAACATTACTGTTGCACCTGCAAAATAGCGCCGTCTTTCTGGGCTTGATTGATGGTTTCGATGAGCTGGCGACCGCTAAACATGTCGCCGGGGTTGATGCCTTGCAGTGTCAGGGTTTGGCCTGTGCTGGCCTGGCCGCGCACCGCTTCGCCCTGGTTGTTGATGTCCTGGGTGACACTGCCGCCGCCACCGCTTGAGCCGCCGCCACTTCCGCCGCCACCGAACGACTGGGAGCGTATTGCGTTGATCTGGGCAAACGTGGCTGCGCCAGCTGCCGCCGCGTATGCTGCCCCCAGGTAAGGGCCGCCGGTGGATGCGCCCACTTTGTAAGCGCCAACAATGGCCGCGTAGCCATCAACCAATGCGCCCGCTAATGCAGCAGCCTTTCCGATCTCAAACATTTTTTTGGATTCGGTATTCATCAGCGTTGTGAGATTGCCCATGGCCTTGCTCATAGCTTGCTGTTTATCCCGCGCTGCATCATCGGCAAGTTTTTCGCGGGCGTCGGATGCCTTTTTTTCTATCGCAGTCAGGTCAGCCTCTTCGCGTTCTTTTAGCAGTTTTTTTGCTTCAGCGTAACCGCCTTCAATTTCCAGGCTTGCTAACCTTGCGGCCTCTAAGTCTTCTCGGTCTTGCTCGTATTTCTCAAGGGTTAATTCGCGCTCTGTTAAATTGGCTTCGCGGATAACCTCCAGCTTTCGTGCCAACTCTTCGCGCTTGCGGTCGGCTTCGTCTTCCGCTTTTACATCCTTGCGACCCGACCCACTTCCGCCGCCAAGGTCCGGCTGGAGCAGGTCGCCAATGCCGGCCATTTCTTCGGCAGCAGCCCCGGCGTTTGCGCGGGATTCTGCCACGAACTGCTCAAACTTCATGCCGGGGAGTGGCGCGAGCAGGGTATCTTTAATGTCTTGAATGCCGATTTCTTGCGCTAGCCGCACAGTCTCAAGCTCACTCGCAATGCCTTTGCCAAAGTCAGACAGGCCTATGGGCTCGATATCCACGCCGGGTAACTTACTCATTGCGGCTAGGAGCTCGTCAATTGCCTGCACTGGCTTATTAACAATGGCGTTGGCAGCTGTCAACATCACGTCAACCACGCCCAAACCGAACAGTGCAATGCCTTTGCCTGCAACTTCAAACGTGCGCTTAATGCCCTCGATAGCGTCTACAAAAAACGCGGCCGCCTTGATGCCCATATTGAAGCCATCGCCAATGGCCTCGCCCATGTCTACGCCATCGGTACCGGCTTCAACCATCATCCGGCTTACGGCGTCCAAAATCGGCGCAAACTCAACGGCCATGCGCTGGGAAATACCTTCGACCACCAGCCCGATACGGTCAAAAGAATCGTTTGCGGCCTCCACTTGTGCGGCATCCACGGCGCTCAGGGATAACCCGAGTGCGTCAACTTCTTTGCGGCCAGCGCGAATGGCATCACCGCCCTGCGTCATCAGGTTTACCATCTCACCGTTGCGGATGCCCATTTGCCGCAGTTCGTCACCGGCTTCCTGGGTAGACAGGCCCATCTCTTTCATACGGTCAGCAATGGTCGCCAGGCGCTGATCCACGTCCATGTCAGACAGGTTTTCAGCAGATAGGCCGAGACGCTGAAACGATTCATAAGCCGACCCACTTCCGCGCTGTGCCTCACCCAATCGAGAGTTCAGCTTTTCCATCGCGCGGCCCAGCACTTCCGTGCCGACACCGGCGTCAGAGCCCGCAATTTGCACGCCTTTCAGGCCGTCGATGGTGCCGCCAAGCTGCCTTGCCAGTTTTGCTTGCGAGTCCACGGCCTCAAGGCCGCGCCGGGTTAGCTCAATACCGATAGCGGCGGCAGCAGCCGCAACCGCAACGCCCATGGTCGCTACTTTCTTGCCAACCGCGGACGCCTCGTTACCAAACTTCTTTGCGGTACCGCCAGCGCTGGCCATGCCCTGGTTAAATTTGGTGGTGTCGCTGGATACGCGCACGGCCAAGCTGCCAATCGCCATCTTGGTTGCCTCTAGTCTGGTGGGAATCCGGCCTTGACGCGGGCGCGGCGCAGTTCGTCTTTCATTTCTAGGGCTTCATCTTCGGTGATGCCGCCACCCTGCCTTTTCTGATGCTTAATTTGTTCGGCCTTGGCGTCTGCAAACCAGTAAAACTCGGTAGGGTGCATCGACCAGAACTCACGCGGGGACAAGCCCCAGCCGATGACAGCGGCCTGGTAAGCCGATTTTACGACTTGCCCGCGCTCGTCTTTTTTGACTTGGGCGCATCCTCGCCTTTTGCGGGTTCGGGTGTAGGGTCTGAGCGTACCGATTGTGGCAGCATCAGCTCCAGCAGGCTTGCCACGGCTTCGGAGATTGCGGCAAGGGTTTGGCCGTCTGCCCACATGCCTTTGTACACTTCCGCAGCGCTAACACGGCACCCTGCAAAGCGCAGAACAACCGAGTAGGCCGCAGACAGTTTGGCGAGGGGAATTTTGCCTGAAGACCGGCCCCGCTCGAGCTCCATAAAGGTGAGATGGTCTTCCACAGCGGCTAGCACACGCATTACGTAGTCATCGCCGCGGATCGTGTAGGGTACGCCCTCCCACGACAGTTCAATGTCATCAAAGATCGCCATGGTTATTCCTTATTGTGGTGCGGTGTAGGTGACTTCGCCGGATGCACGCATCTCGAAAGAGTAGGTGCTCAGGTCGTTGTAAGTGTCTTCCAGCGCGAAAGATGACAGGCCAAAGGAGGCAGACACGACACCGGTATCGGGATAGGTCAGGGTGTAGGTTTCGTTCCCGGTAGCCGGGTTCAGCGCGTCACCCATAATGGCGTGGTCTGAAATTACACCCTCGACCGAGATAGACACGTCGATTTGGCCTGGCTCGTCAAGATGGGTAGCCCACGCGCCCGAATCGTCGTCGGATGAATCGACCAGCTCACGGTTAATGCTGAGTGACTTGGTTCGAACGTTGGCAATTGGTGTGCCGTCTTTTGCCAGAATGACCTTGCGGCCTAGATGCTTAGCCATGATTTATGCCTCGTCGTTTAAATTGATAACCATGCCGCCAGGAATATCCATGCGGGCACGTATCGGTTCCAGAGTTATGCCGCCGTCACGACTGCACACCAGTTCATTGCCTTCGGGGGTTACTGCCAGCGCTATCACTTCCACGCCGTCTTCGGTTAAACGGAAAGCCTCAACCGAATCAATGGCCACGCCCATTGCGTCCATGACAACAAGGCCGTGCCCGTCCTGGTCCATGTCAACCCATTCAGCTCCCATAGCCAATCTCGTCAATTAGAACGCGAAAAGACGACACGCCGTGATAGGTGTGGCCGTCAGGGTCAAGGGTTACCGGCTGCTCTTGATTGAAGTCACAACCGATAAACTCATGATCAGGGACTGCGAGGGTGGCCCGGTGCAGCGCTTGATATATTGCGGCCTGTATTCGCTTGGTTTCGCGCTTGCCGTCGTACCGGCTCCACACGTCGATGGTCACGCCAATATCCCCACCAGATGATGTGTCGGTGGACATGTCACGAACGGAATCGCTGCCGATTACGATGTAAGGGAAAACAGAATCGTTACCGGAGTCGCCGGCCTGAATGACGTCATCGTAGACGGCGGGAAACAGGGAAGCCGCGCCGCGTACGACATACTGTCGCGAAGCAAAGTCCAGCTCTAAAAACGGGGGAATGTTCGGTGAATTTACGCGCTTTGCCAATATAGCTGCCAGCTCATAGCTGGAACAGAGCGCGATGTGAACAGCGATTTGAACGGCGTTTGCCATGCCTTCAGCCATTGCGCTTTGCTCCCTGCTTTTTCGCCTCTCGTGCCAGAGCCTTTTCCAGCTTTTTGCCGAACTCCTGGGCGAAGATTTCGGGCAGTTGCGGCTCTACTGCGGAAACGGTGGGCTGAATGAACGGCTGTGCTGAGTGTTTTTGGGTGCCAAACTCTATGAAGTGCCAGTACCAGGCATCGTTCTTTGCCTTTTTGCCGTGCTCGATGCGCACATCTGATATGGCCACATCTCCCTGCATTTTTCGGCGCCGGGCTTTAATGGCTTTGCGCAGAGTGCCGTCGTCTTTCGGCGCCTTCTTGCGCATCTGCTTTGCCACTTCGGTAGCCACACCCTGAACTGTTGCGCGGGCAAGGTTGCGAGCTTGCTTTGGCGCAATGTCCTTTGTCATTTTTCGAAATTCTTCAATCCCGGTGACTTCAAATTGCCGGTTACGTTCCACCATTAGGTTGCCACTCCCCGGCTGCACTCAAGCGGCAGATAGGCTGATCGCTTGCCGCCGTCCTGGGCAAAGGTGAGGTTCATCACGCGATCCATGCCCAGCCACTTAACGCGCCAGGTTTCGTTCACGTCGCTGCGGTAGCGGATGACAACCAAGTAGCCGCCTTCAGCCTGGGTTCGGTCGCCGTTCTGACGCTCTTTTCCGCGAAGCGGGCGGACGTGAGCCCATACCTCTGTCTGAGTTTTCCAGACCTTAGTGAATCCACCTTGCCCGTCAGGTGTGCGAACCTCTTTTTGCAACTCAATGCGCTGGTCTAGCTCGCCGGGTCGGAATTTCATTTAATCCAGCCTTTTCGATTAATTGAAACAAGCGACTGAACCGCCATTGGAAGTTGGGTTATGATTGTTCCAACTACAACGGTGCCCCTGTTCTCAAACCAATGAACCACAAGCATTCGAATTGCGCGGCCAATAGACGCGGGAATGCCGCTATCACTGTCACCAAAGCCGGCCCGATAAGTGATTGTTATGGCGTCAAGCTGGTCCGCTAGGGCTGGCCATGCCTTGCCTGTTTTTGGCGTGAGATAGGCCCAATCTTCCTCTCCATAAAAATTAAAATCTGAGACAGCCACAGACTGCTGAACCCCTGCACCGTCAAAATAGTTTATGGATTCAATGGACTGCGCCGGGGTTATTGGTAGCTCTATGCGCCCAAGCCTGTCGGGACAAGGAACGGAAAGCTGCCATGTCTGAGTGATGAACGCCTTTCCGATCGCGCCGTTTGGCGCTTCCATAAAGTCAGTGGCAGCCATTATAAGTGATTCAATAAGTGCGTCTTCAATGTCCCGTTCTTCGCGCAGGTCTGCCTTCGCTTGCGCCAGAGTCACCGGCAAAACTACCGGCTTAACCGTACGCCGCAATATCTGATCGCGATGTTCGAGGCTCATTGTTTATTCCTTTACGGCTTTTTGAGGGCTGGCTTTTCTGGTGGCGGTTTCCTTTGCGTTGACCGCCACAGCCTGAGAGGCGGCAATCATCCGGCGGCCTTCGTCCTCGCCAACGTCTATGATTTCACCTGCGCTATGGGCCACTCTGGCGCCGGCTCGGCTTACTGTTAGTTGAACTTTCATAAAAGAAACCTCGAAGCAAAAGGCGCCCCGGAAGGCGCCCTTTGTGGTTTTCAGTCAGATTAGGCAGCGTGGATCAAGTGCTTGACTGCGCCGGTGTTAACCAGCTCGGAGTCGAAGCGCTTGAAGCCAATCATGCCCACCTGGAACTTCTCGGCGTAACGCTCACGCAGGGTCATAACCTCAAAGCCGCGAACTTTGCGAACCAAGAACTTAGACATGTCGCCGAAGATAATCGGCTTTGCGCTCGCGGCAGAATCTGCCATTGCCTGGTTGACGCTGTACGGCTTGCCCTGGAAAGTATCGGGCTCACCTGAACGAACGTCGCCCATCTGCCACAGGTAGTTGTCTTGGCCGTCCTTCAGCTTCCGAATAGCAGCCAGAGTGGTGTCGTTAAACATCCAGCGGCAACGCGGGGACTGGCGGTAGGCGGGATCAACGGAGTGAAAGAAGTCAACCAGTTCATCAGCCGTGAAAGCTGTGGCGCCGGCAGTTGTTTTGCCCATACTGGAGGCGGTTACGATGCCGCTCGGCTGGCCGGTGCCGGTGCCGGTAGTTAGAACCTCGTTAGCGGTGCGGCCAAGGCGCTCACCGAAAAGCTCAGTCATCAGCGCTTCAATGTTGAAAGCTGAATCCTGCAGCAGCTCAAGGGGCACTTTCACCATGCCTGTGTCGTAGATGAAAGCGTTGAACATTTTCTCACCGAACACAACGTCATCGGTGCCGTCGTCATTTACCGCTGCGTTTTCACCTTTGGAACGTCCACGGCTGGCTGTGTCATCAACGGTTGGATATGGCAGAGGGTTGCCGGTGGCGGTGTTCAGCTCCTGCACAATGCCGCCGTCCCACATCGGACCCCACATTGCCAGCGCTTTGTCGATGGTGCCGGCAAAGCCTTCGGGGACGGTGTAGCCACCAGCGGAATCGGTGCCGGTTGCTTGTGCACGGGCTTCCTGCGGTAAGTTGGCACGGCCAAGTACAAGCACGTTGCGTTCTTCACTTTCCAGGCTTGCAACGCCAAAACGCAATTGCTTACGGAAAACTTCCTTGTACTCCGGGGTTTTCTCGTGATCATCAGCGGCTGCTCGCTGCTGTTGATGGTCAGGGGCGGGGCGGCGAGGATCACCAGCATTGGCGCGATTCTCGGCAGCGGCCAGCTTTTCTTCGCGATCTGCTTGCCCGCCGATTTTGTCGTGGTCGGCCATGATGGCATCAAAGCGAACCTCAATTTCTTTCGCTTCCGCTTCGGTGGTTTTGTCGGTGATCTTGTCAAACTCAGCGCGGGCATCGGTGGCCAGTTTAGCCATGCGTTCCCGCAACTCGATTAGCTTAGACATATTAATTTCCTGTCGTCTTATTGCCTTGCCCAAGGGCAAAGATAGGCACCAGAAGCGGGAACCGCTACTTGGCTTCTGACTCAGCGAGAGTCAAATTCATACCGCGCTTAATGTTTTGAGCGACGTGAGATGCGGAGGATTTCTTGCAGGCTTGCCGATGCTCTTGCAGGCTACGCAGGCCAATATCTGTTCCGTCATAGGCTGGGTTTGTGACAATCGAAACGTCAGACAAAGACGCCTGCAGAATGGTTCGCAACGGTACGTCTCCGGTGTCGTCCCACTGTTCAACATCTGGATAAAAAGCAAAGCTCATTTTGTCCAGGTCGCCGCGCTTCATTTTTGGGACAATGGAGCGAACGTCTGGATCTTCCGGGTCAAGCTCGCTTTCCATATACAATCCGCGACTGTCCTCCCGAAGTGTCAAAGTTCCAGATCGAGTGCGGGCCAGCGGTAGCCCATCGTGATTGACCAGGAACACAACGTCGTCGCGGCCAATCGCGTCACGGAATGCGCCGGGGGCAATGACTTCGCGGAACATTCCGCAGATGTCAGCCTCTTCGTTGAACACAGCGGCATAGCCAGACACCTTGATTGCCTCGCCTTCCATTCTAATTTCAACCGGCTTTCCGGCTCTAAGTTCATACTTCATTGCCTGTTCCTTCTGTGGCCGGGGGTGTAATGGGCTGGGAGCCGAGCGGGACTGTGGCGCCCTGAATCATTAACTTGTTGCCCTCGTCCATGTCCGGGCGGTTCTCTTGTCTGCGGGCCTCGTTCGGTGTCAGCACGCCGTTCTGTATGCCGGATGCATAGCCGTCCATGCGGGTCTTGAAGTCACCGCGTAGTAGGCCGTCCAGGTTGAACTCGACATAAAATTCATTGTTTAGCTTGCCGAACAGCTTCAGGTTCATTTCCTGCTCGGTTTGCTCCACCCACCGCTTAATGGTGTGTTTAACGAAATGGAGATCCTGCTGCTCGGTATTGCTGAAAGTACCGTTGCTCAAGTCCTGAAGGAACGTCGGTGGCAAGGAATAGATTCGGGCGTACTCTTCGATCAAGAATCTCTTCAGCTCAACCAGTTGCGACTTCTCCGGGTCAATACCGATGCTCTTGATGTCGTGCCCGGTGGGTAAAGATAGCGCCAGGCGGTTTTCTTTAGCGGCTTTACGTATCGCACTTTGAAGGTCGTCCGATGCGCGCTTTAGAGCGGAACCTGATTCAAAGTTTCCGGTAATCACAAAGGGAGGTACGCCGCCGTTCTGGAATAGCTTTGAGCCGTACCGTGTGGCCGCTATGCCGAGCCCGATAGTGTCGGCGTTGGTCAAAATTGGACTGCGAGAGGTCATCATGTCGGGCCGCAAGCTAAACGGAATATCTATGATCTCGCTGGCTACATAGACAATTTCGCTTCTTCCCCGCTCTTTGTAGCGGTAAACCTTCCGGCCCCCGCGCATTTCGATCTTTACCATCTCGGGATTGAGTGGCCATAGATTAATGATTCGTCCTGCCGCGTTACTTTCGATAAATGTGACTGACCTTCCACCCGTAAATACCTGCTCATATGAATACTTCCGAGCATCGAAGCTGCTGGTTTCGTCGTTCCATGAGTCGTGCAGAATTCTGGCAAGCGGGCTATCGACTTTCTCCCTTCCGCTTTCTGTCTTTTGATACAGGTTCAGGGGTAGTCCTGCCATGGTGCCGCTAATAAAATTCACGGCCGCCCATATGGCTGGAACTCCCATGGCCTTATCGGTGGTGACCGTGATGCCTGACGCGCTCAGTCCGCCCGATACGTTCAGAAAATCAATGATGGCCTCGGAGGAAATAGGGACGCGCGGATCTTCAATGCCCGAACGCTCCTCTGGCGCTTTTCTATTTCGATTCCAGAAAGCCATAGTTAATCCAGTATTGAGAAGTTTTCGTTTTCCCAAGGGGAGGATGGCGACTGATCTTCGCCCTGAAGAATTGCACGGCTAAGGGCCATAATGGTTCCCACAACGCCATCGATCTTGGCTTCGGCGCGCTCTTTGTTGGGATAGATGTTGTCTTTTGCGTCGATCTTGGCCACAACGTTTGACACCATCCATGTGAGGACGGGGCAGTTGCCGTGGGCCAGCTTGCGCTCCAGAACCAGCTTCTCCATTTCTTTCATGGGCTCGCTGATGTTCTGCACGGTTTGGCGTACCTCAACCATCGTTAGGCCTTCGGCTTCCATCTCTTGAGCCAGCTGGGTGGCCTGCCAGGGATCGTATGCCACTTGTTCAAGATCGAAACGGCCGGCGAACTCGCGCAGGTCGTCCTTAATGACTTCGTATTCGATGACCTCGCCATCGGTAAGAGTCATCAGCCCCAGGCTGTTGAACTCCATGTAGCGGCTGGAGTTGCCGTCCATGTGCTCCAGAACCCGTGCTTCGGGCAGATAGTACCTGCCGTGCAGGTGCCAGTTCGGGTCACCATCAATCGGCGGGAACAGCAGCAGGGTGGCGGCCACGTCAATCTTGCTTGCAAGGTCCAGCCCCGCAATGCAGCGCCGGCCTTCAAGTTCCGCCAGCGTTTTGCGGGTAGGCTGGTACTGCCATTTCAGCATGTTCATCCACGCAGACTTGGCACCCACCCATTCGTTCAGGTGTTTCGTGCGAAACGTGGCTTGCTTGGATGCGGACTGCATGGCTTCGCGCTGGCGCGATACCAGGAAGTCACCGGAGATTGATATGCCATAGTTTGGGTTGGCTTTGCGCAGAACGTTTTCGTCTGTCCAGTCGTCACCCTTGTCGATCGTGTAGAGCATTGCCCATAGGTCATCACGTTGGATGGCACCTTCCAGCATGCGCTCGCAGTCACGCACCAGTTGATGGCAAGGCCCGCCAATACTGGAACCGGCCGTGGTGAGCACCAGCATGAGCGGCTGCTCACGAGCGCCCATGCCGGTTTCCATAGTGTCGAACAGGCTGGAGTCTTGGTGCTCGTGGTACTCATCAACGATGGCGCAGTTGGGAGACGGGCCGTCACCGGGCTTTCCGATCACCGGCTCGAACCGGCTGCCGTCTTCCACGCGGACCAGGTTGCCGGCGTTCACATCGATGCCGAAGTGTTCGCGCAGATCTGGTGTGCGCTCTGCCATTAGCTTGGCGGGCCTGAACACTTCCCACGCTTGCTTCTCAGTAGTTGCACCTGAGTAGACCTCGGCGCCGAACTCGTCATCGGCTGAGAACATGAACAGGCCCAGGCCGCCACCGATGATCGATTTGCCGTTCTTCCTTGGAACAAAAACCATGATGGTTCGGTAGCGCCGAGTCTTATCCTTCTTGCGAATCCACCCGAACGGTATGCACAGGGCGAACAGCTGCCAGGGTTCCAGCCTGATTGTCTCGCGCTTGCTGGCCCACTTGCCCTTGGTATGGGGCAGCAGCTGCATGAACTTGCCGGGCTTTTCCGCCAGCGCCGGATCAAACTTGTAGGGATAGGCCCGGGTGCGGCTGGATTTCTTGTCATTGAAGTGGCGCCTGCATGAAAGCTTTATCCAATTGCAGGCCGGGATCTTGCCGGCGATCACTTGCCGCGCGTAATCCTCCGCCTGTTTAACCAGCGGATACTTCTTTGCGGTCGTCATTACAGTCCAGCAAACGGGTTACCTTGGGGCTTTTTCTGAGCAGGGCCGGCAACTTTGGCGCGATCCGATGGCGTCATGCCGAACTTTCCGAGTAGTGTTTCCAGGCGAACCAGCTTGGCCGCAGTGAACTCCACCGGATCGAGCCGGAACTGATCGAGCAGGGCGCAGCATATCTCTAACGCAAACCGGTCCGCTTCCGTGATGACGTTCTTCGGCGAAGCTTTGACAAGCTCTTTCCAGATTTCTCGCTGAGCAGCCGAAAGGTGCAAAGGGCACGATTTCAGCTTGCCGGTATCTGGATCTTCACGCTCGCGCTGAGGGTCCTTATTGAAAGCTCCCTTCATTTTCAGCACGTTCGTGGGAGTGCGCGGTCTGGCCATTTCAAAACCTGAATTTTGCGGATGTAAAAAAGTGACTAACACAACGGTCTAGGTGATTGATGTTGTTAGAGATTTGGATACCCCCTCCCTTCTGAGCGTGGATGTCCAAAGCCTGAGTCCTCGCTGGCTGTCTTTTCTGAGTGGTGGCTGTGACATAGTGACTGGTAGTTAGACTCGTCCCAGAAAAGCTTCATGTCGCCTCTGTGTGGAATGATGTGATCCACGTCTGTTGCAGCTTTCACTCTGCCCTCTGCCTGGCAGTGAACGCACAACGGGTTACTTTTCAGAAAAAGAAGCCTGTACTTCTGCCACTTGTAGCCATAGCCACGCTGTGTGCTGCTGCCTCTGCGCTGGTCGTGCTCACGCTTGGGCTGTTCGGCTAATAGCTCATGCTTCTCGCAGTAGCGCTTACCTCGAACCAGGGCAGAACAGGCGGGTGCAGAGCAGGGCTTTAGCGGGCGCATTGCCATCAGACCTTTGCCTCGCGTTGATTAGGCTCACTCAAGCCCGCTTCCTTCGGCCTGCCTATCAAGCATTAACCGGTGTTTGTGCAACTCTTGCTCACGGTCGTCACGGCGCTTCTGAAAATATCGATCGCGTGTTTCCCTGCGCTTTTGAAAATAGAGGCCGGTAAAATAGGTGGCTAAGCCAATAATTCCGCCCACAAACATCATAATTTGGTTGAACGAGATTGCGCCCCAGGTAAACACGGCCCCATTCGCTGCGTATGAGACTGCTGGAGCGACGGATTCGATCTTTGTGTGTGCTGCTGAAGAAATCGATTGGACGGTATCTGGTAAGCTCACGACTACCCCTTGTTGACACTTTGAGTGAACTTACCGGAGACAGCTTTGGCAATGTCCCCCATGTGTGGTGCAGCAAAATAGAAGGCGAGAATCAGCATAACGGCGGGGTTCATATCCATTGCTGCATTCTTGGAAATGGTGCCAACGGCGTTGATTTTGTCGGCGGTGATGGTTCCATCGGAATTTGTGAACACGGCAGCCATGCCGCAGG